TAGTTTTTTTCTTTCCACCTGGTTTTATTTTACCAGAACAAACTGCTGATCCATACATATTAGCATATGCAGATGGATATACTTTGAATTTTCTTTTTGCAGCAGCTTTACCTTTTGCACAAAGTTTGGCCATTACTTAACCTTTTTAACGTTTGAAGCTCCATATCTTTTTCTATTTGTTGGAGTATCTAAAACAAGTCTTTTAGTCTTTTTATCAACAAAAGTGGCTTTTCTTGCTTGCTCTCCTCTACCAGTCTTGTTCATATCTCTCATCTGACCTCTCATCATAGATTGAAAAGCTTTATTTCCTTTTGGATCTTTTGCTCTTTCACTTACTTTTTTCTTTACAGTTTTCATTTTTGAAGCCATTCCTCCAAATTGTTTCTTCATTCTTTTTTTCATCATTAGTGTCTCGCCTTTCCCCATCCTTGTATTTGGATAGATTTCTTTTTACCTTTTGGATTTCCTACTTCGTCAACAGCATTGTCTGCTTTAACTTCAACAGGTCCACCTTCAGCAAATACACCTCTACCTTTTAGAATATCTGCTTTTGTTATTTTTCCATCTTTGTTTAAATCTGGAAATGATTTTTTCTTCTTCATTTTTTGTCTCCTCTAAAGATTTGTGTACCCTTTATACCATAAATACTCGCGACTACAAGTATCCAAAGATTAGTAAACCAACTTGGTAGCTGTTGAAAGTATTCAAAGAATAATTTTACTTTATCCATTGCAGTTGGGTCATCTGATACGACTGCCCACGCTAAAATTGCTATAGGGGCCGACAAAATTAAAAGTACAAATTCGTCCTTCCAGTCCGATTGTCTTGCTTCTAGTAATTTTCCTGCATATTCTGCTTGTCCATTAGCCATTTTACGTGCATGTTCCATTTGAGCGTCTGCCATAAGCATTTTTGTCTCTTGACGCTTCTTAAAAATGTGAGAACCGGCTTTTACAGCTAGTGAAAGTGCGTTAAACCACATAAATTATTTCCTTTTTGATTTTCCAGCTTCAGAAAGTGCAATTGCTATCGCTTGTTTACGACTTTTCACCTTCTTTTTGCTTTTTCCAATAGGTAACTTACCTTTTTTGTACTCTCGCATTACTTTTGCAATCTTTTTTTCTGCTTTTTTCATTACATTCCGTCCTTATTTTTAAGTTCGTGTTGCAAAACTGTTTTTTGTATTGATGTATCAGCTCTTAAGTTTGCTAAATCTTCATTTTGATCTAATTTTTGTTGATCAGTCATTTGATTCATCATTGCTTTCATCTTATCAAGATTAATTCTCTCTTTTGCTTCCTCTTCTTTTCTGAAATTTTCTTGTGCACGTAGATCAAGTTCTCTTGCTCTAAGTTTTGCAATAGGATCATTGTCAAATTGTGAAGTAATTTCTTTTTCTTCCTTCATAAATTCTTCCATCATCTCTGCAATCAATACTGCTTTTCTAGATTCTATCTTTTCAGATAACATTCTTATTTGCATTTGCATCTGTTGTGCCATTTGTGGATTTTGTTGAGCCGCTGTTTGCATTTGTTGTAGTTGTTGTAACTCATTTCTAAATTCTATTTCAACTTGTTCTTGAGCCATTAAAGAAATATGTTCAAAAATGTTTTTCTCTAACGCACCCATAATAGCAGGATTGTTTCTTGCCATGTTCGTTGCCATAAAATTTAAGTGAGCAGTCATATGTGCTCTATGATCTTGACCTGGAAACGCTTGGAAAGGTTTCCCTGCGAGAGCATCAATGTGTTCTAACGCAGGGTCCTTTGGTTGTGGGGGTTGTGGTCGAATTAAAATTTGATCAATATCTTTTACACCTAAGGCTTCATACATATTTCTGTAAACTTGATATTGATTATGAATACTTGGATTAGAGGTTGCCAGCTGCAATTCCGTCTGCGCGAGGGAAATACGCTGTGTTTGTGAGAAAATATTTGGATCAGCAACTGGCAATATATCTACACGGTCATCGAAGTCTTGTTGTTTAATTGTTCTTTGACCACCTACTACATCGTAAGGATATTCTTCAGGTAGGTATAGTTTAAAAACTCTTGCTAATAATTTAAATTCATTTTTAAGAGCAGAATAAATTCTTTTGTGGATAGCCGACATTGTTCGACTTCCTCTTTCTAGCAGCGCAACTGTCGTTCCCACCGCGGCTTGCTGATTCCCATCTCCTACTTGCAGGTCTGCTATTGAAGCAAATCTTTGTCCTGCAGATACAACGACACCCATAAGCTGTAATAGAGTTTGTGAAGGCTCTTTAAATGGTAACATCATAAATGAATCTCTAATGTTTCCTCCAGGTGCATCTACATCTCTAAATTCACCAGGTTGTATTGCCTGTGCATCATCTCTAATTCTGATTCCTCGTTGTTTAAATCCAGCAGGTAAATTTGATAAAGTTCCTGCATCCAATAATTGTCGTAAAGCAGATGTAGCAGTTCTTGATAAACCACCAATCATGTGTATTAAACCAAAACCGTAAAAACCTAGTCCAGGTAAAAATTTAAAATGTACAAAGTATTGTACTTTAGATTTCTTAGGATCATTTATTTCATAGTTTCTTTTAATTGATAAAATCTCTCTTGAGTTTTCTTCTAACGTTACAATGTATGGAAGTTTAATTCCTGTTGGTTCACCATCTTCTCCAACATCTTCAAAACCTTCTAAATCTAAATTGACATGACATTCTAGTATAGTAAATATATCTTCTTCTCTTCCAGATTTTGTTGTTCCTTCTAATTCATGTTCTTTTTTCTCAACATCATCTTCATTGTATTGTCCTGGTTTTAAATCAAGATCACGATAGAAACCTGCAACTTGTTGTTTTCTTAATTCATTTTCAGAAATTTTTATTTTATGAATAATTGCTTCTGCATCATCTAATGAAGTAGCTGTGTACGGAACAATTAATTCATCTGCCGGTACAAATTTAGATACAGCTCTTTGCATAACTTCATCGTAATAAACTTTTTTAAATGAAGATCCTGCTAAAGGTAAATAGAATAACATTTGATCAAACTCAGGTTCATACTCTTTCATTTGATCCATCAATTGATAGTTCATGAAATCTTTAACTCTTGATGCTTGTTGAGTTTTTTCTGGAGAAGGTGTTCCTAAGATTTGTGTTCTGACTGGTCCATCAGCTGGGAGTAACTCTTTATATGCCAACGCCTGAAACTGAGTAACAGCTTCAGCAAGCACCGGATGAGTGGCACCCGAAGCACCCGAGAATGGTTCCGTCCTGTTTTCATATTTGAATCCTAACAGATCTAAACCTGTTTTGTAAGCAGATTCCCAATCTTTTCTTGAATTTTTATAATCTTGATAATTACCAAATAATGTTGAACCTAAAGGACCTAATACATCATCAGGTAAATGTTCAGCTAAATTATCATAATGATTTGGAGTTCCTGCAACGGATCCAATTCCAGGATCGTAATTAATATCTACAGATCCATCTTCGTTTTCAGTAATCTCAACTGGATTACCTTGTTCGTCAAGTTCTTCTTGTTTTTCTAATTGAGCTTCTTCAATCTCAACTTCAGAAGGAACATTAATTTCTTGCTCTACATTTGGGAGAGCTTTATCTACGTCTGCCATTATTTATTTTCTCCAGTTTTATAGTCTTAACAGTATTATATTGTAAATTCAAGCCCTGTGACTGAGGTCCTTTCTTTGGTGGTGGACCAGATTTTTTTCCATGTTTATAAGGTGTTTTATTTTTCATCAGCAAATTTTTTCATTTCAGCGTGAACATCATCTTCTATTCCAAAATCAAAATCTTTGATTTTACCATCTCCATCAGGTCTAGCTGATACTTCTTCATATTCAACAAAACCACTTTCAGGATCTTGTTTAACTTGCATTTCAAATTCTTCATAACCGGCATCCCCTCTATCTCTAACTCTTTTTAATCTATATCCACCTGATCCTTCATGAAGTTCATAGTCTCCTAGATCATATCTTATAAATTCATCTGGACTATCCATTTTTCCAATAATTTTAGATTCGCCCATCATTTTAATTTTATTAATTAAATTGATTAAATACTCAGGCATATTTTCTGCTGATCTTGATATTGCTTCTAATACTTCAGGAGCTGCTTTAGTTGCAGGTTTGATAAATTTACCTAAGAAAGGTAGCGCCGCTAATACTGCTCCAGCTTGCCCTGTTAATTTTAAAAATTTTCTTCTACCTATATCTTTTGGTTTACCCCCTTCAGAAAGTTGTACTCTACCACCATTTGCAAAAGCAACCGAATAAGGTTGACCTGTTGCTTTTAAAAATTGTTCTTTAACAAAGTTAACCAGTCCTGCTCTACCTTCAGATCTTGCTTGATTTTCTTCTGCTACTTTTTGTTGAACAAGTTTCTTTTGTTCATTTAAATAAATTTGTTCTTCAGGTGTTACTGTGGGTCTTTGCATTCTTCCCTCAGCTAATGGATCATCTACAGCTACATCAAAAGATTGTTGTGCGTTTATTTTTTTTTGAATCTCTTGTGCTTCTTCAGGTAGACGATTGTATTCTCTAATCATATTATAAACAGGATCAGCTCCAAATAATCTAAAAGCTGTTTCTGGTAAAGATTTACCTTCTTTTAATGCAACTCCAGTATCATAAACACCGTAAGCTGCACCAAGTCCTCCTAATAATTTTAATGTACCTTTAGCACGAGAACCTTTAGTTAATAAATCAGATGCTGTCTCAGAAATAAATTCTCCTGTTTCTTTTGCAAATGGAAAAAATTGTGAGTAAATTCTTGGTCCACCTTTTTCTGCAGCTTTTGAAAGTTTGGCTACATTCTTTTCAATTTTTAATTCATCTGCCATTTGAGATAATGGTTTAATATCTGATGGAATTTTAAAAGCATAACCTCTTGTCTTATAATTTTTTTGAAGTGCATCTTTATATGAATCCGATAATTCAGAATAATTAGCTATGGTATTTTCTGGATTGTTTAAAGATACTTTAAATAATTTTATTTTTTTCTGACCTGGTTTAACGTCTTGATTAAGTTTTGTTTCATATTCAGAAACAGTGTCATTAAATTTTTTAACTGCAGATTTTACTTCTGTATCAGAACCACTTTCAATTGCATCTTGTAATGATTTTTCATTAATAGATTTTTTTCTATCAAACTCGTATTTAACACCTTGGTTCAATTCAGAATTTATAATTTGACCAAAAGCTCCATAAGGAGAAGTGCCTCTTCTTGCGGAAGACACTGTTCCAGCGGGTTCATCTATTGCATAACTTTCTGAAATACCTTCTGGATATGCACGTCTAATAACATTCTTTGTTGTTGCAGTGCTTTGTTCACCTACAGATCTTCCAATTTTAAGATCTGCTAATGATCTAATAACACGATTATATTCTTGATCTGCTTGTTCAAAAATAACCTCTGCACCTTTTTTAAATTTTGGTTTAATTCCTTCAACTTTTCTATCACCTAAATAAGTTGAAGCTAATTGACCTACTCTATAGGATGCTACACTCTTATCTTTAACGCCTAAAATTTTAGCAACCTCATTAAGATTTGGAAGTTGTCCTTTTTTAAAACTGTCTTGAACATATTTGTTTTTATCTAAAAATTTTAATTCATTATTAACTTGAATTACTCTTGGATCATTTAATCCTCTTGTTGCTCCAACTTTTCCTACTTCAACTATACCTTCATTAACATATTTTTTTATAGTTCCAAATTCAAACTTACCAATTTTTCTAACTTCTTGTTGTGAAGGCAATCTTCCTCTTTCTTTTTTAAAGTCAGATACAAAATCTTGCATTCTTTTTTTAGTGTAAGCAATTCTTTCTGCAGTGCCCATTAGATTAACACCACCACTATTCATAGTTATCTTACCTGTTCTTATTTTAGTTCTTCTATCTGAATCTAATTCTGCAAAAGATTGACCATAAACTTTTTGTGCAATTTCTTCTTGAGCTTTAGTAGCAGGTTTTGCTATTCTTATTGTTGGTGCAGCTTCTTCTAGCCTCTCGCTGCTTGCTACTGGCTGCTGGGGACTAGTAGGTCTTGTCAGGTATTTATATAAAGCTACGTTTTCAGATTTTGACATAGCTTACAATCCCATCAAATAGGCAAGGCCTCCACCTGCTTGTTTAGTTCTGTCTGTTCCTTTTTTGAAAGTATCTATAATTTCATCACCACTCATTCCCATTTCATCCATTTTAAAAGTTTGTTCTATCATAGAAATAACTTGAGCTTTACGTTCTGGATCGGGATCATTTGCAATTTGTTTTGCAAGGTCTCGACTTATTCCTGGATACTTTAACATAAGGTCATCAACCTCTAGACTTTTCTCTAGACCTGCAGGAGAGGTATCTCTCATAACATCAGCGACACCTTCTTTAATTTCTTTGTTTCTCATTTGTTCCATTTCAGTTCCGAGATCAAAAGTAGATAATTCTTCTATCTCATCTCTTGTCATTAATTTTTTATCACCAGACATTTCCATCTCTTGTAATTTTCGTTCTAAAAATATTTTTCTAGCTTCTGATTTATCGCCTGGCTCTGGATCTAGTTTACCCATTTTGTATTGTCGATACATGTCGTCTTCATATTCTTTTTGTTCTTTTAGAATTCTTTTAGCAGAACCAACTGTGCCATCAAAATTATATGCGTCTAATTCTCCTCCTATTTCCTCTGCAAAATCATAAATTTCATCTTCTGTCATTTCTCTATTTGGATCAGGATTTCTAGATTCAAACTTTTCAAACATTTCTTTGTCTTTTGCAGATTGGGGTCTATCTATTTCATCAGCAGTTTTAATAGTGCCTTTACCAAATTTTTTATTTAATTGTTTAGCTAATGCTTGAATGCCTTTTGGTAAACTTCCAAGAGAAAAACCAACTCTACCACCCACTGCATTTGGTTCTCTGTCTTCAGGGTCAAACTTTTTTAAAATATTTTCTTGTGCCATCTCTTCATCAGTCAAACCTTGTGGTGGGTTTTTTCTTTTTGGAAGATCAAACATTCCTTCTTGTTCTAAAACTTGATCTAAACTTTTGGTAGACTTACCCATTCTTTCAAGCTCAATTAATTCTTCAGATATATTAGCAACATCACCTAAAGAATCTTGACCATATACTTTTCTAAATACTTCTATTGGATCTGCTTTATCAGGTACTTTGATTCCACTTTTATCTAAAATTGTTCTAACTGATGTTCTTGTAAGTCCTTCTGCTAAATTTAAACCTGCTTTAGGTTTAAATGGATTTTTCATATCTTCAACTTTGGATTCAAGTTTTTGCATTAATTGACTTGGGGACTCTTCTACAACTTTACCTGTCTTATCCATTCCAGGTTTAAAAGATGCTTCAATAACTTTACCTTCTGGTTTAGCAGGTTTCTTGATGCTAGGTGCTTCAACATCTTTAAAGATTTTATTGATTTGCATTTTTAATAAATCAGAAACTTGACCAAACTCTTGTTCAGCAAATTTATAAGCTTCTTTAATAGTTATGTTTCTATTGTTGGCTAGCGTTCTTAAAGATTTTAAAAATTTAAATAGTCCCATCAATAATATGTCCTTTTCGGTTCTGGTAATGGTTCATCCAATGCATCTTCAGGATGTTCCAAAAACCCTCCTTGCCTAAATCTCATAACAGCTTGTGTCATACTATCAACTAAGTCGTCGTGATCACCATAAGGAAAAGCTGCACATTCCTCAATGACCTCCTGAGCAAACTGTTGGTCCGTAGGGGCCCAAATAGATCCACTCTCAAATAGAGGCGCAACGCTGTTGACCCTAGTATGTTTATCGTTACCTTTACTAGGAGAGAAATTTATAACAGGGATCCCCATTTTTCGCAACTCATAAGTTAGCGGGAGGCCAGATGCCTTAGATTCAATAATAACTGTCTCAGGATTCCAATATCTATACTGTTCCAGTGCGACCCTACGAAGTTCGGGGAACTCTAATCTTTCTTTTAATGCATCTAATAATATCAATTGTGGTCCACTATCTTCGTTTTTATAAAATACTCCCCAAGTTGTAATTGCACTAAAGTCAGCAGTTTCTTTTTTCATAAACGCTGTATCATAAGATTGTATAACATGATGTAATGCAGGTGGTTCGTCTTGCTCCCATTTACGCCACCACTCTCTTTTGATCAAAGCTCCTTCTTCTGAAGTTGGATTTTGCATCCATTGTGCATTCCATTTACCAATTGACAAAGATGCTTTTACTCCAAGAAGTTCATCTTTCTTCCAGAACTGTGGCCACACAGGTTCACCGCTTGGCATGATAGCAGGAAACTCTACAACTTCCCATTGATCAGACTTTGGTTCTTTTTGTGCATTTAATAATTTACCGGTCAAATCTTTTGTATTCCATCTTGTCATGACCAAAACAATTGTTCCACCAGGTTGTAAACGCTGACGTGGACCAGATGTATACCATTCATATGCACGCTCAAGAGCATCAAGGTTTAATGCATCTTGTTCAGAATGTGGGTCATCAATAATTAATAAGTCTGCACCACGACCTGTAATTGCAGATCCAACACCTGCTGCAAAGTATTCACCACCTTGTTGAGTTTCCCATTTACCAGCAGCTTGAGAATCTTCTCTTAGTCTTGTATCAAAGACTTGTTTATACTCTTCCATGTCCATTAATGTTTTTGCTTTACGACCAAATCTTACAGCGAGTTCTGTGGTGTGTGTTGATTGAATAATTTTTAATTTAGGATTACGACCAATCATCCATGCAGGAAGAAGGTAAGAACTAAATTCAGATTTAGTATGTCTAGGTGGCATATTAATAATTACACGTTTCAATTCACCTTTTGCTATACGATTAAATTTTTCTGCTATTTGTGTGTGATGTGATCCTTCAATAAACTCAGGCCAAACATGTTTAACAAAAGCCATAAAATCATTTTTAATTTTATGTTCTTTTTTCTTATCTAATAATTTTAAATAAGTTTTAAGAAAGTCTTTCTTAACATCAGCAGGCAGTCTATTTATTTTTTCTAAATCTATATCCATTTCGAAAATTTTTTTTGCAAAATTTTTTAGGTTTAATTTTGGAACCTTATAAGTATTTACAGCCTATAAAGACATAAATCAAGGCATAAAGGGTAAACTCTGGGACCCCTTTTGTATTAATATCTTTTTGTTTGTTTGGAAGTTTTGAATTTTGGGATTGGGTTGGTACCTCTATCGAGGGGGACCGCGTCCCCCTCACTACTAGTCGCTAGTCTAACAGAACCATGTATTGTTTAGCAAAGTGTCTGCTAAACCAATCTAAACCTTTACGCACCTTAGGGTAGTCGCCTAATAGCTCAGCCCCTAGTATCGCGTTACGCACAGCATAAGCAAACTGTGGGAGAGTTGTAGTCTCTCCGCTAAAATGATTAGCCGCGTCTCTCTCCATTGTATCTAGATCAAGAGGGTTAATCTCAAATGGTAACTTAATTGTCTTACCATTGTATTCTATTGTTTGTTTTGTTTTCATATGTTCCTTTCTGTTATATATAGGATAATATATTATTCAGTATTATTGTCAACCCCTTTCTCTCTTATCCTAGTATTATAATAAGTATGCCCCCAATTAGTTTCATGCTTAGTTCGTTCTGGATTTTCAATCGGTGTTTCTAGTGGCTCGTGTCTAGGTGCAATGTTAATACATTGGCTTGCGTACTTATGGAAGAAATCATTCCAACAACCTTGACTACAGAAATAGGACCACCCATTAATCTGGTTATATCCATTCAAAGTTATCTTTCTAGTTCTTAAGACCTTGTTGCCCTTAGTACCTCGCACCCTGTCAAGTGTGTGATTAGTATGGCAACTCGGTCCATGACACCAATTAAAGTTGCTCATACAAATAACCCCACATATACTACTGCAACACATACAGTTAAAATTATTAATGCGTCCATGTTAGTACCTCACTTCCCATTTACCTTTTGCAGTTCTATAACCTTTTGCGTCTAGGTCAAAATAAGTTATAAGTGCATGACCAATTTTACTTGTCCAATATCTGCACTTGTCGTCCCACTTGCCAAACCTTGTCACAGTTTCGCCTGTTGATTTTTTGTAAGTTATTCTAAATGTTTTATCTTTAATCATATTATACCTTTCTGTTATATAGGGGATAATATAGGAATATTATCCCCCTGTCAATCAATTAATTTATTGATTGTTCATATTGTTTTCTTGCCAAAATTTTAGCCTCTCTTGACATGTTTTTATTTTTCATGCCTTTAATTCTTTCAGCAAGATTAGTTGGATTGTAAATTGTAAGACCTGTTGAGTTAGTTCTAATCAAC